AATACAATTATGCCATGATCTCGCGGTGATTATCTTAGACGTATAGTTGGTGTATGTCCATTCTGCGTCATTGTAATCGTAACCGCAAACACAAGCTTCAATAAGCTTCATCGCTTTGATCCCCTCTATTAAAATATCGTTTGGCCGCTTTATCTCCCCCGTTTGTAAATATCCTAGTTACATCCGACCAGTCGAGCCACGTACACCTCCCACACGATCTACAAATACACTTCTTGACCATCTTATCTTGGTAGATAAATATCCGTTTACGGCAATGCCGGCAGATACAAGATAAATTAACGAGAGTCTTGTCAATCATTTTTCCCCTCCGGCATTTGCCGAACCCGTGCCCAGCCGGGCCAATCTTTTATGTTGTGACTGACTTTCCCGTTTATCGGTAGTTGCTTGACGAATACCGGGACGCCCGCCCGCTGACATTGTTCAATAATACCCTCTACCCATTCGAGCTTGCATTCGCGCCCAAGCTTACCTTGGATGGACTCGCAACCGATGATTACCCAGTCGAGTTGGGGTTGCCGCTTGTTGACCATTCCGGCATACCGAAAATCATTTTGGTTCGCGATTATTGTTTTATTCGCTCCGTGGTCGTAGCCAGCCTTGACCCACCCCAACCAAAGAGGACCTAGATCAATCTCTCCCAGCAACGGCTCAAGCGAAACAAACCGGACGGCGGCGGGTGTTTTAAGTAGGAGGGGAATGCGCTCGTCGGCCCGCTTCTGGTCCTCGCAGGACGTACCAAGCCAGACGTTGGGGTACGTATCGGGCTTTATGCGCTTCCACATTTTTGCCATACGTGCAGGGCGCTTCGTAAGTATTTGAAATGTATGTTGGCGGCATGTTTCAATTACGCTAAGCACTCGGCCTATCCATACACCGGATACATTTTCATGAAACAAGTCCCCCATCGAACAGATAAATATCATTCTGGGTTTGCGCCAACGGAGGGGTTGATATATCCGATCTGTGATTAATCTGACCGATCCGTTCCATTCCGGAAGCCAACCGTTGCGGCTCGGTTGTCTGTTTGGTTTTAGGACTTCAGCATATGGTGTCGTGCTTGCAAATCTCGCGGCCATCCGCGCCGCATAACAATTTGCACATCCCGGACTAACCTTTGAACATCCGATAATCGGATTCCAGGTTTCACTTGTCCATTCAATCTTTGTCATCTTCTCGCACCTTTTTCGGTATCAGCGTTTTCAATGTCGGCCACTCACACCCATCCGCGAAAACCCATTCGTATAAGCCAGGCGCGTAAATCTTCATCCTTTGTTGATACCTTATACCAAGTTGCGCGAATGGCTTTAATCAGTGATGCCCGATCAATTGCATAGCCGGATATTTCGAGATCAAGAAGAGCCGCTCCATGGCACTCGAGTTCGGCGGCGGCAAGCTCTTTCCAGTTGCCTCGGTCAATCCTGCTCACTGTCGATCTCCTTCGGGATGCGGAGTGACTTTGTCCTTCGTAGAAAATCCTGAATATCCGCAAGGTAGTCGGCGGAAAAAACCGTGCCCTCGTCAGGGAAAAAACAATATTGCCGATGAGGCGGATACCAATGAACCTCACCGAGACTATCCCCGTCTTTGGTTTCGCAGCACCACGATCTGCTATACACAAATTTAATGTGTTTATATTTGTATTTCATTTTACCCTCCATGGTATCCATGTTTCCTTTCCCGTACCGGGGCGGTACAAGATGGCACCGCCCCGGCCACAAGTGACAACCTATATGGCTCGCCTCCTACTCGAAAAACGCCCCATTCTCGTCATCCCAGGTTAAAACCGGCTTTGTAATTGCGCGTTGGATGGCGAGAATATCGAACGCCAAGCAATCAACAGAATTGCGATATAAACATACCGCATCTTGGTCCATTGCTGTTGGTTGTTTGCTCCTATAATACACTTTGTGGATACCACACCATCCGGGCGATTTTGTGCGCCTCACTACGCGAAAATTCCAAGTCATTTGCTTCCTCCATGCGGTCGCCAGCCCACTCACTTCCGATTGTGCGCCCCCCCTTTTGGCCCTCGCCTGAATTTCCTCCACTTGCCGTAATCGGCTTTAGCCTTCGCGTGAACCTCCTCGACGCGAGCCTGTACCATTGTCGTCATATCCCCCAGCGTCATCGGATCGTCGGCGCCGAACCAGATAGCGCACTGCTTCGCGGCCAGATCGGGGTTGTCCATATTCATCGCGAGACCATACGTCCAGATTTCGTTGCGCATTTTCTGGACGCCGTTCGTTGTCGGCTTCGGGTTAAACATATCCCCCGCCTCTCCGGGTGTGTTGTTGGATGGGGAAGGATCAACCTTGTCCTGGTTGTCCGGTCGAGGCGGGGGTTCGGTATGCGTCGGCTCCGGCGCATCAATCTTGTCGGCGATTGCTTTGGCCTTCGGCTCGCCATCGCCCTCCACGATGATGGATCCGGTCCCAACATCCCATCGGGTACCGAGTCCAGCCTCGTCCGCCTCCTCGTACTGGATGGCCCGGCGAATCTCCGGCGACTTCGGCATGTACTTCCAATGATTTCGGATGACCGTCTTACATGCCATCGCATCGTAATGCTCAATCCAGGGACTGTCCTTTCGGTTTCCGTTTGGCGATTTTTTGCGAATCGCCTCAATCTCCCGGCGATTCATCACTCGGAATTTTACCGTCCCGTTCGGGTAGGTGATGACCGAATAAGCGTGAGTCGTCTTCCCGGGATCATCGTCGCCGTCGTACGGCTGGTGGTGCAGGAATTCTTTTGTACCGAGCCGATAGGCGAAATCGTCCTTTTCGTGCACGACATGCGCTTGAATGTCCGAGATGAGGCCGGAGCGATGCGATAGATCAATCATCCCCTGGTACATGATGATGAGCTTCGCTTCCTGCTTATAGGGGATCAATGCCGCTTGCATTCCGTCCGGTTCGAGACCGAGTTGGGCGCACTTGGCAAGCTCAAGAAACATGCTCTCGCGGCTGCAATTAAGCAACGCCTTCGTCCGCGCCGCCGCCTGTACCGCGACGTATACCAGATGCTCCGGCTTGACCATCGATGCCGCCACTTTCTCGATCATGTGGAGATTGCTTCGCGATAGCAGGGCATCCCGAAATTCGGTCAACGCCGACTTTTGTGTTTGTACTGCCGTATTGCTCATTCTCTCCCCCAATTTCTCGGCGGCATGAGTGGCCGGTTGCCGGGCTTGATTGTGGTCTGGTTTGTCACCGCCCGCTTGAAAGCCTCGCTCGGCACTGACGGCTCCAGCTCGTAAGCCACCGCCTTCCAGTCAATTTTTGGTGAGTCTTCCTGTTGCTTCCATGTTACCTTGCCATCCGCGGAAATGAGGCCGGCGCGGTCGCCGATCATCCGCTTAACCTCATTGGCTTGGGCGTCGTAGGCTGCAACCGCCGCTTTCTTTTGCAGGTATCGTTGTTTCAATGCTGCGATTGCCGCCGCTTCCACCTCGTTCGCCGGTTCGGGATCGTCGCTCACGTTGGCCGGGAACAAACCCTTGACATATTTTTTTGCAGCCTCAGAGCCATCCATCGGCGGTTCATTGCCGGTGATAATGTAGCGTTCCCAAAAATCCCGTTCGGCGTTAATGATCTTGGTTTCCGTGTCGGCGGTGCCTGGGCCGCGTTCGACCCGATAAAGCCGGTACTCGTTCCCGCCGATCAGGAGTGGGGCAAAGCAGGTATGCACGTCTACAACGAGCATATTATGGAGGCACTGAATCAGGACTTCATCGGGCACTTGGTCGGTATTCTCGTCGCCCCATCGGTCGGCCTGCATTACCCCGGTCGTCTTGGCTTCGACGATGGCGCACAAGCCGCCCCCATCCTCCTTGATTATTCCATCCGGGGTGCAGCCCATAAAATCATATTCGGAGTGCCGATAAATGACGTGATGGAGCGGTACGATATTCATATCGGGATGATCCTCAGCGAACCGCCCAATGACTGCGGCCTCCAGCTTGCTCCCCCAATACATCCGGTCGGTTTCCTCGGGCACAATGCCCTGGGTTTTGAATAGCCAGACGTCGAACAGCCCACCCCAAGGTGACACGCCGCAGACTTTCGCCGCCTCCGATCCGCCGATAAACTTTCGTTTCTCGGCGAGCCACTCCTCCTTAGATAACGGCTTCATGTCTTCACCCGTCCATCCTCGATCACGACAGTTGCATCCGCGCGGTCGCCCACACACTCAATCCACACCTGGTAATCGTGTTGCTCCGCCATCTGCCGGACGATCTCCATGCTCTTGTCATCAAGTAGCGAGCCGTCCGTAATGCGGATTACCCGGAGCGCGGGATTCGTCGCCATTGCCATCGCCAGCGATACCCGGAGTTGTTCGGAGCTGGCGAGCTGGTCAAAGAGGATCGCGTTGAACATCACATCGCCATCGGCAAAGGACAGCCCCTTGACCGGAAAGTCGGCATCCTCAAGGATAGCCTCTTTCTGCTTTTCGATGGCGGTGATTTGATTGGTGAGATTTTCGGCCTTCTCTTTCTCGGCGGCGAGAACTCGTTGGATGTTTTCGTAGGCGGCGCGATTCGTGGCCTTCTGGTTGTGGTCGCTGGCCGCAGCGATCTGCGCGTCAATTTCCGAAATGTCGGGATCAACCAGCCTTTCGACTTCAGCCTTCATCTTGCCGACCTTCTTTGACCATCCGCCGAGCGCCGCTCGCGCCTCGTTCAGTTGCCGCTCCAGCTCGGCCACATTCGCGATTGCCGCCTGGCGTTGCGTCTCGGCGTTTTCCAGGCTTCGACGTTTCTCGTTGTTGTCGGTGATGATTAATTGCAGTCGGTTCTTTTCTTCGAGCAGCATTTTAGTTGAGACCATTTCTGTCGGCCAATCGGCCTCGGGGGCCTTCATTTCTTCGAGCTGTCCGGTGAGGTTGCGCACCTGATGATTGACTGCGCGGCGGTCATCGTACAGCGTGTCCCGGGCGGTCGCGATTTCATCCAGCTTGCCTTCGAGACCGGGAATCAAATTGAGTAGTGTCGCGACACGATCCCTACCGCTCATGCCCGCAAATTTCAGCGGGTCGAATGACAGCCGCCCGAGGATCCGATCAAGGAATGTCTGCGGCTGCGAAATCTTTTCTCCGTTGGCCGCCTTCAATTCCAGTTTCTGGCCGGTGGGTGTCAGTATCCGCGAAGCGATAAAGTCTCCGCAGTCGACAGTGGCAACTGCCTTGCCCTGGCCCCGGCGGATCGGTTCTTTGGCGACGGCATCCTTGCCCGCGAGCGCCCACATTATCGCATCAAGAGCCGAAGTCTTACCCTCACCATTGTTTCCTGCAACGATGATGACCCCGGTCCCGTCCGGCGTTATGTCAATCGCCTTGATGCGCTTGACGTTCCGGGCCTGCAGCCGGACAATTCGAAAGAATTTTTTTGTTGCCACGTCGTTTGCTTCCTGCGTACCAAATTGTGTACACATTTTGTTTTTCCTTTCTGCCCCGGCGTTCGCGCGCCGGGGTTTAGTTTTACAAAAGCGGCTCCTGCATTTCCTCCGGCTCCATTGGTCGCTCGTCAACGGCCTCACTCGTATCAAGCCGAATGACCCGCTTCATGCCGTCCTTCGGGACATTGAATTCGACAACGCAATCGATCAGCCGGTGCTCGTATCCGTTATTGATGAGCGTGGAGAGCTGATTGATCGTGGCGCTCAGGGCTTCCAATTTCGATTTGAAGTCAGCTTTGACCGATTGGAGCGCGTCCTCTACCGACTTCGACTCCTGGATGCTGCGAGCTAGATCGTGAGACATTTCGCGAGTTTCCGCCTCGGTAAATTCATACTTTAGCGTCCGCTTGATTTTTTGCTTGCGCGGTCCTTCTGTGGTTTTTGTGGTCACGTCACCCTCCTCTCGGCTTACCCGAACAATCGCTCCAATATTCGGATGATATTGTTGTAGGCCCGCTCACTATGTTGCCATAGCCAGTTGAGCCAATCCCCAAAAAACAGAATCCACCAGGGTGTACTATCCAGTAACATGAGAGCCTCCTTAAAGTAATACTTCAACCATTTCCGGCCTTGCCTCGTATTATTTAGCGGGCGACCCCCCGGCCAATTACCTCGTTAGCTGCGATTGACCCCCGCGCCCGCGTCGAAAGCAGTGCAATGGGCTGGACTAAACTTCAAAATGATGCCGACCGCGCTGGCGACGGGGATCGAGTAGTCACCCTGGGGCGGCGATTGGAGGACCGGATAACCGAACAGCAGGCCATTGCGGATATGCCTATACCGCAGATGATTCCAGTTGCGCCCGACCATCTCAGCCAATTCCGGTCCCGTCAACGGCTTCCGGCGCCGCAGAAAGAAATCCGGCTCCTGGCTCGCCAATTCCGCTGCGAGTCGATAGCGATCTTCTCGGGTCATAGGCTAGACCTTTTCTGCCGGCTGAGGCCACAATTCATCCACAGTTGCGCCAAGGGCGGCGGCGATACGAGTGGCGAGTTCAACCCGGGGGGTCATCTTGCCGTTCAAGATGCGATTCAAATGAGATTCACCGATTCCGAGCCGCTGGCACAATTCGCGCTGATTTATGCCCCGCGTGGCCATCACTTGTTTTACCGTATTCGTCATGTTTTATCTCGCTTTCGGTATGTATACGTAAAGATTGAGGAAATATGCAAGTATTTTAATACATGCAACGTAATTAATTATTAACTTGTTGGAAATCAACGGGATTCGTATGGTTTTCATCGTGGAGAAAGCGCAGAAAAAAACAACCGGCTTCGATTATGCTGGGTTTCGGAAGCGATTGCGCGGCATAATTGACGAGGGGTTCGGCGGACGCCCGGCTCGATTAGCCGCAGGGGCGCGCAAGTACGATCCCGGTATTTCCAACGGCACGATAGCGGCATACCTGGAGGGTAGAGTGCCCGGCATCGATAAAGCAGCCGCCATAGCCAGGGCCGCACGCGTATCGTTGGTCTGGCTCATAGTCGGCGAACCGCCAGAAGAATCAAAATACAAAGCAAAATTAATCGACTACCTCCGGCGGCGCCTCTCCGCAGCCGGTTTGGATGATCTTGATTTGACTGACGATGAGATTCTCGACAAGTTGGTTGACAGCCTGATCGAGGTAAAGCCCAAGAAGCGTCGCAAATAGCTGATCGAGGTTGTTATTAATCCGGCCCGACATAAGACCCTCCTTTGAGCCCCGAGTGGGGGTCGGGGAGTTCGTGAGCACCGAGTGTTCCATTGCACTTGAATATATTGGATCGGTTCCGGGCTTGTAAATCAGATGATTGCCAGATGATTGGAGGTGATGTCAGATGAAAAAAATGATGATTCGATTTTCCTTGGTGCTTATCGTCATATTCCCGCTGGGCGCAGCATCAGCCCAAGTCGGTGGTGAATATTTGATAAAAGTTTCCTACGATGAATTTGAAGGCATGGAGACAATTTCAAGTTACAACAACTATTTACCTGGTGGAATGGGTGTCGCTCTAAATCCAGTTCGCATAACCAGCGATTCGGGCTTTGTAAAGTATTCTTTTGTGGTGACTTACACGGGGCGGGACTGGATATTTATCGGCGAGGGAGAAACCCTATTTTTCTTGGTTGATGGGGAGCGAATGCCATATTCGGGGCTGGGTAGTGGAAGATTTCGTCAGATTGAAGGTGGCTTTGTGCGAGAGGCGGCATTTTACGATCTTTTACTTGTTGATATGCGTAAAATAGTCGAGGCGGATGTTGTAAAAGTAAAAATCAAGGCGAGTCAACAGCGCATCGAACGCCAATTATCGCAACGCAACCTAGATAATATCAGAGAATTCATTGAGTTCTGTGAAGCAAAAGACTCAACAGCTATTACGGATTCGCTGGAAGTGATTGACGAATGATTGGAGGTGATATGAGATGTCAGAGTTGATTACTTTCTGCTTCGGTGTGTTTGCGATTATTTGGATGATCGTAGTCATGGTGCGACTCGGGCAAATCAAAGACGCGCTGACCGATACCGATACCGATACTGACCCTGACCCTGACCCTGACATCGACGCCGCTGGTGCGACCAGCGACGCTCCCGAATCAACTGAAAATACGATCAAGCCGTTCCCGCTTGGACTCACGATCGCCATTATAATCATTGCCGGAATCGTGATCGTCATCATCACCCGGTCATAATGTAGCTTATATCATGGCCTCATTGCAGTGGAGAGAAAGCGCTGGCGGGACGTACCCCTACATTGTCTCCCGCCAGAACGGGCGGCAGAAGTGGCTCTCGCTCTCACGGTACCGCAACTCAATCACTGGCCAGGACGGTTACATCACTACAAAAAAGGAGGCTGAAGTCTGGTTTCGTCATTGGCGGAAGCGTGGATGCGGACAACTGAACGTTTGTTCAGGTGGCCCTGGTCTGATATCATTTATCCGCGAGTACGAGCGGTACAGCCAAATCCGGCACTCCCCTGAGAATCACAAGCGTAACGTCGCCAAATGCGCCTGGCTGGCCAAATGGCTGACTGCCCGGGGAATATCCCGGCTCGATGAAATCACCATGGAGACCGCCGAGGATGTATACCGCGCCCGGGTCGCCATCGGCAACAGCACCACGACGGCTATTCGATATGCCGAACTTCTTCGGGCAATCACTTCCCGGGCAGCGCAGGTCCGCAAGCTGCCGCAAAACCCGCTCGCGAAAATGACCCGGTTTCGAAACGATGACCGGGGTGAACCGCGCTGCTTGACCGACAAGGAGGTCCGCATTGTCCTCTCTAAATTCCCGACGCCCGATCGCGAGTTTGCAATGCTTTGTATATTTGCCGGCCTACGGGGATCCGAGGCGGCGTATCTCGCCCGGGCCGACGTCGATGGTAAATACATCCACGTTCGGGCGCACCCGGATATTGGGCATCGGCTGAAAACTGAGGCGTCCAAGCGGTCGATTCCGATGGCCAAGCGATTGAAAGCGCCACTGAAAGCGCTCCGCCCGCGTGGCCGCTTCATATTCGACAACGGCAACGATCAACCCGCCCGGACGCCGAACGCCTGGTACCAGCGAATTGTCCACCTCTACGCTCGGCACGGAATCAAGGCCCGGACGCCCAACGAAAAGCTAAATGTCCACACTCTGCGGCATACTTTCGGGACAACGCTCGTTTCCCAGGGCACGCCGCTACCCGCGGTCAAAGACCTGATGGGGCACACGAGGATCGAGACCACGATGCAGTACGTCCACATGGCGCGCCGCGACCACCAGGACGGCATCAAGCGGCTTGACGACTATTTTTCCGCACTCTAACGTTAGAGCGACTTTCCCGGCCTCCGCAACGCGTTGAATTTTAAGGGGTTAAGAATGGAGAGGGGAGGATTCGAACCTCCCGACTTACACCGCATAACCCTATTGACTGTCAATAACTTATGGCGATTATCCCCTATACTCCAACGATTTGCGGGAAATCCACAACCACCCATATCGCAACACTTTAGCTGATACCACCTTTGGGTCTGTTAGAATTATGTTAGAACGGACCCTATATTTTTTGCAATAATCTGCATTTTTTACTTGACTTTTTGCGATTGCTTGCGTATATATAATGTAGGCAATCAAACAGGAGGGAGATATGAGACACACAATCACAGCTGACGGCCACGAGGTGATCATAACGGACGATCACGTCGTCATGCAGGACGGTCAATTGATAGACGCCAAATACACCGAGGTCGCCGCAACCCACGACCCCAAAACTTGCGGGCCAAAAAAACAGATCACCGGCATAATGGACGGCGACGAGGTGTGGATTACGGCATGGGTTGATAGGGGCCGTAATGTAATCGTTACGGCGCTGGGGTATTGTGGAGCGCTGGGGGCAATCGAATCAACGCCGAAACCCGCAAAGGTGTGAGGATAAACGGAGGTCGCGGAAAACCAATAACCAGGGAGGTGACATGGCAACCTCAAACAGGTGGAGCTTGGAGATCACGAGACGCCTGCGAGGATCAGACTGCGGGCGATCAGGGCGGCGATACAACCCAACCGCCGAAAAGATTTCCGCGCGGCGGGAATTGATACGCCTGCGCAAATCCGGGCACCCATATGATGAAGCTGCCGTCCGAGCAGCGCTACGAAATTTTGATCGGTTGTCCGGCCCGATCTCAAACATAAATCCGATCAACCCATGAGGGGAGGCAAAATGGAAACCACCCAAACAATCAAAATCGACGGGGCAACCCACGAGTTGTACGGCGACGACCTGCGGGCGGGTAGCTCCCTGCCTGATCTATCCAAAGTCAGTGTTGGTGACTTGTGTAATTCCGGCATTATATCGGATTATGCCTCCAATGATGTCGTCACCATTTGGCAGTGCAATATAGACAGGGGGCGGCAATTCCTCTACATTTGCGCCGAGAACGGCGAGGTTGTACTTACGACGGTTAGTAGTTACAACTTCGCGGATTTCGTCCTCTCTTATGGGAGCGATTATTGCGATGACTGGGATGATCTCCCAGGTTGGCTCGCGTCAATGGGTTTAGACCCGCTGGAAACCGTTCTCTGCCCCGCCGGCCCCGATTACGACGGCCCCTGCCGGATATGGTGTAACCCCAATTATTTCGCGAGCACCATCAATGCGCCCCGTGCCGATTTTGTGCGCGATGAGGATGATCCCCGTGAGTTTGTCTCTCGCGCGGAGGCGCAGGCGTACGTCGATAAGTATTATGACGAGCCGAGTGGGTACGACGGGATAAAGGCATGCAATGTGCTATCGCACGGACAAGCCGGGCCGGACCTTCTGACGATTGTGGAGGCATAAAATGCTCAATAAGCACACACCCAAAAAGCCGGGCCAGTTCTACGCCCGCGTATCCCCGGAGGTGTACGAGCGCCTCCGGGCCGACGCCAAGAAAAACCTCCGCGCCATCTCGCGGCAGGCTGAGTGGATTATAACGCAGTGGTACGCGAACAAAAAGTGATAACAAAAACCCCCGGCGCTGAGGTTTGGGCCTGGTTGCGCGCCGGGGGTTATCCATTGGAGGGATGGAGTATCTACGGTGTCGCTTTTGCGACGTGGTAAATCGCATACTCGTCTGGGCGGCAAGCCAGATACGCCGGCGGAATGTCCTGCCACTCGAACGGATCGGGGAATTTTTTTCCGCCGACGACATCAATCCACGCCGCACCGGTAGAGCACACATACCGCTTCCCGCGGTCGAATCGTAATATCCGCTTACGATGACTCCCCAATAGGCTTGACAGCAGAAACGATCCAAGCTCAAGGCCGTCATAAACCGACTCAAAGCCATCCTCGCAAATCCGCGTGGCCTCTACTCGCATGGCTCCAAGGTCCAACTCGCATAGCGGCCGGCAAATAGTGACCTCTTTGCCATACAACGCATCGACGCCCGCCCATCGCGCCCGAGGATGAGTAACCTCCCAAAGTAGATTCTGCCTCGGATCGTGGAGGCATTTGCGGACATGCGTAGCTCGCCAGCCGAGAGGCGACCAATAGAGCCGCTTCCCACTTTTTGTTTTTGCCGACCGCTGGACATCGCGGATCGCCTGGTAGATAACCGCCTTGCCGAATGCCTCCCATGGGGGCCATAGATCATGCGGCAACCTAACATGGCCATACGTCAAGGCCGAATCGCCCGGATGCAGGAGCTTCCGCAGGCTTGTCTCGCCGGCCGGAGGAAACGGCATAAGGCGGTCATCGTAATACATTGGCGATTTCCCCCAAAATGGAGTTACAATTTGTCGTATATCCAACCCATACCGCTTTTCACAATCCCGACGACTGGCTTGGCTAATCTAGCCGGGTCTTTAATGTACACGGCTCCGTAAAGCATCGAATTGAAGTCTGCGCCGAAGTCCCACCATTTCAAAAAGGCGGCCAAGCCGAGGTCGTTAGTGCAGGTCCACGTCAGCCCGCAGCCCAGGGTGGCGGCCGGTACGCGCGATCCGTCCGCATCTCTGGCGAAGTCGAACAATACGCCGGCGTCGATCCATAGACGCCACGAATTATCGTACTTGAGCGGTTGCCCATATAGAAGCATCCCGCCGTTGCCGCTGATGAGCGCGTCTTGCGCCTCAATAACATCGGCGCGCTGATACACAACATAGAAATCGCCGGTCTTATAGGACAGCACGCGCGTCCCGACAAATCCATGCGCAAACATGGCGCCGCGAGATGCTTCGCCCTTAATCCCATAGGCCATGCCGTAGCCGCCAACCGAAGACGTTTTTAGGCTGTCCTGCGCCATCGCCGGGACGGCCAGTATGAGCACCGCGATAATGATAATGAGTTTTTTCATAACCCGTACCTTTCCACCAAAAGCGGGTCGACGTACCCCGCCAGAATTACCCCTCGGTCATAACCGAGAGACCGCTCCACCACCATTGCCCGGGCTTTCTCCGCCGCTACCCGGGTGGTTATGTCTTGCCCGCCCGTTGCCTCAATCACCGTCACGTCGGCCCGGTATCCGCCGCTTTCGAACCGCTGGAACGTCTCGCCCTTGATAATCCCGGTATGGCATACCCGGCCGATACTGTTCTTCCAGAACGCGACGCCGGCGCGAATCGGGACCGGAACCGCCAACCGCGCCCAGAATTCCCAAAGGCGCTGCGCGGCCATGTCGACGCCCGGCTCGAAAAACCCGAACCGCCGGAATACCTCGATCACAAACTGGCTGCAATCCAAGCCGACCAGCGGATTATCGCCGCCCCATCGGTAAGGCAGGTGGAGATAACTCTCGGCGTACCCGACTATTTCATCCCGCAGGCTCATTATTTTTTGAATGCCTTCGCTACGTGTTCGCCGACATTGCCTGCCACGTAGATGCCGAACACATACGTGACCAGCGACATCCAATCGTTCGGGGCGACCTTTCCAAAGATTGTCGCCGCAGTCGCGCAGCCTACGATGACGGCAAAGCCCCAGAATTTCCTGCTCTTCAGTTCTCCGTTCTCGTTCATAACTCCTCCTTATAGGTTACAAGCCGATAATGTTCGTTGCCGTTGTTCCTGTCGGCCTAATCCGTTTCTCGTGGCCCGCGACCGCTCTACCCGTTGCCGAATCCCGCGCCCGGTAGAAATACCAGCAGTACGGCACAATCGAATCGCAGGGGTATACGTCAAGATACCAATACCCGTCGGCATCCGTTGTCGTGGTCTCGCTGGTCTTATAAATTGTAACCGTGCCCGCTTGCGGTATGGTATCGCGCGACGCCGGATCGTAATCCAGCGTGAGTATGATCGTGGCACCGGAGTCCGCGTTGCCCTGCGCATCCTTCAGCCAACCGTAAATCCTGATCTTATCGGGATCCGCCGGTGTACCTGGGTCGAACGCCGTCGCCCAGAGAGTATCGACCAGGGAATCGGATTCCGGAACCGACAACGTACAGGCCGGGGTATCGAAAACGTAATTATTATGTTCGGCGTAAATCCATCGTTCACCCGGAGACAATGTCATTCGACAGTACCCGTCGCCCACGGTTTTATCGGTATGTTTCGGCGTCTTCCCGTCGGTCAACCGGACAGTTATATCGACGTCCTCGATTGCGGTCGTGTCGGCTGAATTGTAGGCGTAAAAAATCGTGGGGATTGCGCCGTCGCCGGTTGTACTCTGATAATCGGTTTTCGTCTCATCCCGGGCGACGTTCAGGGTGACGCGCAACAACGAATCGATCATGGTTTTGATTGCCGTTGTATCGGAACTCGCGACGCCGTTCTGAGCCAACCAGGTCAACCGTTCGAAAATATTCCCCGCCGAATCCGGCGCGTAAGACTGCGCTGTATCGAAGTACGCCGTATAAATCGCCCGAAGGGTATCGCCCCAATTACAGGACCCGCCAGTTCCGCCGTCGATTACCGGCCGCCCATACGTGCCGTCGGCGTGAGTGTATGAGGCAGTGTCGGCATTGAACAAATCCTGCGCCATCGTATCGCCGACCGCCTCCGGAATTGATTGCACGTAGTTGCCCGTGAATGCAAACTCAGACAGAACACCGGCAATTACGGAATCTTTTAATCCCAGGGCTTGCAGCTTGTCTATAACGTCCCCGATCATTATCGAGTCGCTCTGGATCATGTCGGCAAACGTGCCGTCGGTAAAAGCCGCGCTCATGTCGTAGGTGAATATTCCGGCCAGTATTTTATTGACCGCTGTGGTGGCCAACTCATCGCTGGTTATGGTACCGGTTGCAAGCACTAAATGATTAATTGCCCCGATCAGGTTAGCAAATGCCGAACCGTCCACAATGACAGAATCGGTAGAGGGGTCGTAGGTTGAAAATCCGGCGGCCTTATAATCCGCCGCCGTACTATTCCGCGCCGTATTTGAATCGGCGTATATGAGGTCAACCATCATCGCTCTAATTTGCGCCGTGTCTCCACCCGAACTTTGGTAATCGGCCTTGGTGCCGTCCCGCGCAATACTGGAGTCGGCGAACAGTAAATCAACCATCATCGCCCGCGAATCCGCCGTATCACCCGCGCCGGTTGTCCACGCCGCATCGCCCCGATCGCGCAACGCCTCCAACGCATCGGAAGCCGCGCTGAACCCACTCCAGTCGCCGTCTGATGCCGCCATCTTGGCAATAATTGAATTGTCTGCGGGGTCGTCTGATTCGGCGGCAAAAATTAAATGGTCGAGCTTATAGTATACTAAGGCGGCATACATAGAATCGACCAATTCCTCAATACTTGTGGTCGAATCATGGATAGCCGCCGCACAGGAATCGTATAATCCCGTTGCTTTGAAGTTGGCCTTGTTGGCGTCTGTAACCGCCAAGAGCTTGTTGGCGTCTGTAACCGCCAAGAGCAGGGAGTCAATATCTATCGCGGCGGCAATATCGTCAATGTCCCAATCCGCCGTGTCCCCAATAGCCGACCTCGTGGAAATAGTTTCATCGAGCCGATCAGCCCATGTGCTGTAATCCGCTGTGGCGTAAACCTGAAACTCGCCCTCCTTAACCACAGTCAGGCCGAGAGATGAATCGTGGGCGATGAAATTATATTTATATGTGCCTTCCTGCCCCCCACCGTCGATTGTGGCGACTGCAATCTGGAAACTGTAAAACGCCATTGAGCGAGTTAATACATCAACGTTTTCCACGGAAATTCGCGAATCGCTGATTATCCGCGCAGAATCGCGATAGGCCTTCTCGCCCCCCGGATACCACGTAATCAACCACGCCGAGTCGCCGCTGGCCGCAACAACCGGGTTAGCCAACGTGTCCGCGAAGAAGAAGGTGACACAGATGCTGTCTTCTGCCGTTGTCCCGCTATTATTGTATATCCCCGCCTTCGCCGTTCCGCAGGTAAACGCCAATAAAAAACCCAGCAAGACAAACAGGCCGATAATTACAAGCCCAATATTCTCTTTCGTTTTCACCCTCATCGGAAGTCACCCCTCTGTAATCCTGATTCAACATTATAGACAAACGGCCCATAGCTATGGGTTTGCATCGTATCGCATAGCTCGCCATTATTTGTGTCCACACTCAATAGCTCTCTGCGCCTTCGAGCGGGGGTACTCTCTTCCCCGCCAGACGGCGTGTATTCACAATAAATTGAATAGGCCCGGTCAGTTTTTGCGGAATTTCCAAAGGGGTCGCTCGGCCCATCGGCATACGTGTCGGCATTCTGTTCGCCTTGGCCCGTTGTACCGGCGTCGTAATATTTATAAAAGAAATAATCACTATGTATCCATGCCAACATATATTCGCCAGCGGACAAATCGACGGCGGGATCGAAAGTAAACATGTACCAGCCTAATGTATCCACAACAACTTCATCGGATGTAGCCACTAACGTGCTGGCCGTATCACCGTCTACATTATAGATTACAAATTTACAATTAAAACTACCGGAATTGTCTTTTGTATATATATAGCCCTTCGTTACGCTTCCATTTTCCGAGAGAGTATACTTACTACCCTCCTTATAGTTTCCCGATAAAACGTTGTCGGACCCCCCTATATCGGTTTTGCCGAAGGTCTCCGCCCGCGCTGTTGTACCCCAAACGAGTACAATCATGCCCAATATGGGTGCGGCTACACCAAATATAGACATAATCTTTTTCATCGGATCAGCACTCGCTTTCTGGTTGCGTTTTGCACCGCCCCGAACTGCCGCCAAGCGCGCCCGCCGTAAGAAACGGCCATTTCGGTCCCGGCGTTTGGACGGGCAAATTTTGTCCATGCGTTTTGCCATGTTAAATCAGAGGTCGTTGTATCGGCAAATCCAGGGTTGGTTGTTGCCGATCCATTAAGATCATTTCCACACGCCTGCCACGCGTCCCAATCATCCCAGGTCTCCGTTACGCACATCCCAATAAACGATTCCGATACGGGGCACCAAATATTAGAATCAATTACGGCATATATGGAATCCGCACCATCATTCAGTTTTATGGAATATCCATCCGGTGAATAGTATCCGATGTTATACTTGATGACATTCCCCGTTCCCGCGTTGTGTGCTTCGTGGTGAAAATATGTCCCGGCGGGATTGTATGCCGTGTTGTTCATAACCATATTATTGCTAAAGCCTGTTTCGTTGCCGCCTCCCCTATAAACCTTTATGGACTGTGAACCGACATCAATAATAATATTAGCGTAGGTGCTACATGCAACAATATTATTATACCAATATACTCCATGATACCCCATGCCATCAAAGACGCAGTTGCGAGTGACATTATAACTACGATATCCGGAGTTAGAGGCGTCGCTTGGATGTTTCCAAAATATACCGTATTCACCACATCGCTCGAAGTAACACGAATCAAAATACATATAATGCTGTGAATAGATGATCGCTCCGGAGTTGCCCCATCCATCTATCGGCTCGGATGCAACACCAATCGAACAAGCGTAAAATGTGTTATGCCATCCATGATTTGTAGAGTCGGGCGAATCGGTATAATGGGTAGAATAAATTACAGCACAATTATCGTTATAAAAGCCCGACCCATAACGCAACGCACAATAATCAAAGCGGTTGCTATCTGCGGCACCAGTGAACCGGATTGTCCCAACACTACTATGGAATAGGTGCAATCCCTTAAAGTGGCAATTATTTTGTGATGTAAATTCGACAACCGACGTCGCGGATGCCAGCATCTCATTATAATTGGGGTTTTGCCCGCCGTACAGGCAGGCGAACATTGTATCGCCCTCATCGCCCGTATAAATAAATTCTCCCGGACTATCAATGTTGCTAATTCCAGCCAATGAGGTTCCTTCGCAGATCATCATTGCGCTGTCGTCTTGTACCAAGCATAAGCATTTGCCCCCCCCGCCTCCGCCAACGAGGGTTGGCGTCCAAACAGCCCACCACGCTGAATCCGCGCCGATCATTTTCCAGAACGTCCAACTAGTAATGGAGTCGCCCGCATAAATTTTAGAGAGGTTCTTGCCCTCGCCCGCCCATGTCGTCGGCATTTCCGCCCAGGTCGAGCAGGCATAAATCGTGGGTAGTTCATCGTGCCCGCCGGTTTCCGGTTCGATTCGTGAGTTCCGCCACACCCCCGTCCCGAACAACACTGTATCGCCAGCCGAAATCGTGGAGTTGACCTTGCTGGTTGTCCCCCACGCTGTACCCCACGACGTACCCGCCGACCCGTCGTTGCCGTCCTTGGTGACGTAGTAAGTCGCCCCCATCAAACAAGGCAGAAAGAGCAACACCATGTATTTCAAGTACCTCATCGGGTGTTTCATGGTGTGTTTCCCCGCTCGGCCAGCAGAATCAGGTAGTCCAGCTTGGCGTCCATTTTGATGATCGCCTCGGTATTGATTTTCTGCTGATCCTCAAGGTTTTTAATCCGGTCGTCTTTTAATCCGGTCGTCGTTGCTCGTTTTCCCCGTGGCAAAACCAACGGAGATTGTCAAGAGGAGGGCCAATATGCTGATAATAACCTTGTATACTGTCCCGTTTGTCATTTTAGCCACGTCACAATCCCTTCGAGGCGTCCTGCAATGGCCGGATTGCGGTGTATTCTACGCCCTGCTTCGCTTGAGTTTTTTCTATTACCAGGAAGGCAATCCCATTCCATGATTGCCCCATCAATTTGATTGCCGTGTCGAGCGAATCATCCAGGGTAATCCAATCGCCGATCTCAAGGTGCGCCCATTTGATTCCCGGTGTCCGAAACTTAACAAACACTTTAGGCCGCGAGAGGAAATACCCGAGCGTCGAACCGGACGGCTGCGAGAACCAGTAATCGCTCATCCAGGCAAGGCCCGTTTCGTCATTGATATACGGCGCGCGGATGCCATCCTCTCGGATTGGCGGGTACGTCGTCTGGCTTGTTGTATCCTCGCCGACAATCGAGAATGTATACTTTTCATCATTCGCGCGCAGGCAAGCATCGATTGTTCCGTAGTTGATGATATCGCGCAGCTTCGTCCGCCCGATGGAGATCGACGAAACGTCGATGTCGTGTTTGGGAATTTCCGTTACGTTCGGATTGTTCATGCGGTACGGGGTGAGGTTCAGCATCCGGGCTTTGCCCGCCGAGCCGTAATAAAACGCATACGGGGATTGCTGGCAAACTTTCGCGATAACCTTCTTCATTGTTGGGCGGTCATCGCCCGCCTCGCCGACCTTACCTTCACCTGCGAGAATTACCTGATGGGTTAGCCCGCTCGGACGGGTTGCTTCACAATCGTCAAATGATGCCGTGTCGATGTTGGCCGTGGCTGCGCCCGCAGTATCGCGTAGGAGCGATTCGATAATGTACGGCGGGGATTGGATCGCGTGCGCGAGTGGACCATATCCGCCCGGATTCGGGCGTCCGCCAGTGTTTATCCAGTTGCCATACAACCGCCCAGCCTCCTCGACAGCCATTTGCGAAATCGGCACAACTCCACCGCGCTTGAATACGCTGAGCTTGTACCCGGTTCCCAGATTTACGACAAACGGAATCCGCAAGCGCGCCTCATAGAGATACCCGATTGTCGTACCCGCCCCGGATGCCTCGGCGGTTTCCAGTATAAACCGAACCGCAAACGGATACCCCGAATATGCCCCGCCGCTTTCACCGCTGCCGATATGCCAATGGATGCCCTCGGTGGCATGAGTCCAATCAAGTTGACCCTCCGTACCCAAATAATCCAGATACACGGTCCTGAATGCCGACCAGGCATCGGTTGCATATTCCCACTTTGTATTCAACGGGTACGTTGCCGGATCGTATAGCAGGTTCCACGATCCCGGTGAATCGACGTTGTATCCCGCCATAAATTTCAAGGCTTGATTCTCGGAGTTGGTAAAATCGGGAGCCTCTTGATCGTCGGGGTCGGTTGACGCAAAACCAAACCGATACTGAAATGCCACACGATCCGCCGCCGGAGTTTCACTGGCAGCATTCTGCGTCAGGATCCGCCCGATCTTCGCATGAAGGGTTTCCGATTCACCAAATGAATTAGTCCATAGGAGTATGATCGATCCAGTGTTAGCCGTTGGGCCGAGGTCGGGAGTCTGTGCCGATATAAGCTCCTGATATGTCGCGGGATCGTGGTCTGTTACCCGGTCGCTCAATTGCTTCGCCGTCATCCCGTTGTCTGCGTATCCGTCATCGGGATAAATATAGGCGTAGGCTCTAGGGTACGGATCATCGAGAATAACCGTCCCTATTCCACTATCGTTGGTAGTTATAGTATAGTCATCCGTATCGTATAGTTCCACCCATTGCCGCAACTCCGGCGCATACACCCAGACTGCGCCAACGGTATATACCGGCTTGTCGTGTATCGCCCATTTGTTGGGTGCGATCTGTTGGCAGGGTATCAGCCCCCGGTAATTCAAGTAGTCGCCCTCCTTGATACTACCGTACACAATCGGAATAAAGCGGTGAACTGAATCCTCCGGGGCATCGGGATAATCGTCTTTGGTAATAAACTTATCCGGCAACTTGAGCGACAACTCCGGCGGTTCGGCTGTGGCTATAATCGTGAGTGTATCATGATCCGCTTCCGGATATTCCTGGACTGTGCCTGAGAATATCTTGAGGCAGTCGGTAGATAGATAGGATGCGCCCGGGCCCGGCCAGATATATATTTCAATTACCTTGCCGTAGATGCCGGCGAATACATCGGATGGCCGGAGCAACATACCCTCGTCCGCGGCCACGCCAGACTTGAAAAACGGTTTGTTGATCAGGGTTATCATCGTCTCGGCGACACCCCACTCGCGGGAAAGCAAATCTATCTTTTCGCTGATCCTGCTGATGGATTGCACCAGCTCGTAGGTCAGGAGGTTTTCGCTGGGCATCTCGATTGCCTTATCGGAAACATACCACGTATCCGTCCCATCGGTCAGGGAAACGATGTACGTGGCCCCCGTTGCGATCCGCCGACGCAGCTCGTCATACCTGGTATGCATCGTCAGCATTACTCAAGCACTCCTGTTCCCGTCCATGGTAATTCCTCCATGTAGAGCGTCACATTCCATAGGCCGGATTGCGTCTCTGTCTCTCCGAGCGTTACCCGTCCGTCGCCATCCGGCTGATGATTAAACCGAACCAGCTTCGAGGTCTTTGAATTGGCGACCGAACTGGCATGGCTCCATCCGGTAGATGGGATGTCATCGGTAATCAGCATTGGGTACGTCCCGCCTTTGGTATCCTCCCAGATATTCCGAAGGATCGTTACATCGGCGGTGGAGATGTTCTCGTAGGTGCGGACAATCTGGCGGTGCGAATAGTTGCCGGCCAGGTTGGTGTGCACCCGCCCGCCAAACGAACGGGCCACATCAAGGAAAAATCCAGGCGTATCGGCTGAATCCCAATTCCAGCGAGGTGTCAGGTCGTAGTATCGCCCGATGAAAAACAGCCCACCCTCGATGATTTCACCTGAACGGAATAGATCAAACTTCCAATACCGATATTCGTATGATTGGCTTAATGCTCGAATAATCAATGGAAAGTGCTTGTCTGATGATATGGTTGCCGTTTCGTAAATGATCGAACCGCCCCAATTCGGCGGTGAGTTTGTACCATAGACGGTCAGTGACAATCCCCCGCCGTAGGTGTCGTAGTTGCGGATAAAGAAACCGATCCAGTTGTAGGCGCGGTTATTATTGTTTAGCGAATCAACGTATATTTGTGTTGCCAGGTCCCAGGCCGCCGCACCGATTGCGCGAGTATCGGGGTTGCTGTCCATAAGATTATGGTACGATCCCTCGCTTGCGCTGTCCGCGACATACAGCCGCGTCCGTTCCATCAACGGCACCCAAAATCGCGTCCCTACGCCTGCCATTACCGCACCGCCAGTCTGCTGTGGCCTGTCAGGGCCAGGCGTTCGAGGCTTGGCGCGAGTTGTCGCGCCAGCGCGTCACCGGAGACGGTCGGGCTTACAGGGCGAGCCATGCCGAGCATTCCCATCGTGATACCCAAAAAAGGAATTGAGGTTAGAATTTTCGCCGCCGCGAACTTCGCGCCCATCTGCAATAGCGTCCCGGTCAGCATCTTGAGCATATCCTGTAAGAGCGTACTCCACTCAACCCGCATACCCCAGACCATTTCGTTAAACCCGGAGCCGAGCATTTGGAAGGAGGACATTGCGCCCGAGACGAAGTCGTTAGTGGCCCATGACATTTCTTTCATGCCGTCCTCGAAGTCATTGAGCCAAGTATCATCCCAGGTCGGTAATTTAATGCCCTGCATCTGTTCGCCACGGGTATAATCGCCGAGCCACGGGGTGGATATACCACCGGGAGATATAGCGAGTAACTCGCCCAAGAGGTCAAGGTTCTTGCGGATTTCATCGTTGGTGAGACTAATAGCCTCAGTGACCTCGGCCTGCTTTGGTGGTGGGGGGCCTATTGGGGTGTCAAACTCAATCCAGCGGAGGTCTTCGTCGCTGAGATTATTTGCCAATTGATAGCTCTCGACTAATCCTTCGAGTACTGCAATCTGCTCTTCAATTTTTTTTATTGTAACTGCGGGCACACTAGTAAACATCGTGGCATCTATCCGAAAAACACTGGCATTTTTTGCTTTTTCGAGCTCTGCGTTTAATTCCTTTATTTGCTCAAGGTATTCCCTTATTTTGTCGCCCATTTCCAGCTCGGGTTCCGGCTCCAACATTTGCTGCAATCCGTCCATCGCTGACTGTAAATTTGAAACTAACGTACCGCTATGTTGTAAAAAGAAATCACCAACTTGCGCGGTGAGGTCGGACCACTTTAGGGCTAGTAAGTCCAACTGCGCGGCCTCATTCTCCATGTGCTTGGCCGCCGCACCACCCGCCCGTTTCTCGATGATCTCAATCGCTTGTGCATACTTCTCTACAGCCGTTGCATTCTGGTCAACATAAATTGCATATTCAGAAAGCGCCGACGCATTACCAGCAAACGTCTTGCCGAGAGCGTCAGACATTACAGCAAGGTCACGTTGGCCGTGGACCGCGAGATCAATTGCCGCCTTCGCTCCCCGCATTGCCTGCTGAAGATTCATACCAAAGCCGAGGAACCGCTGGAGAGTAAACGCCACTTCCTCATCCGAGAAGCCGCTCATTTCCTGCATACTTTTAGTGAATGCGCGAACGGTTCCTTCTGCGTACTCCCATGATTCGCCCGCCCGGCTGACTGCACCGGACAAATCGGTATAGGCTTTCTGTGTTTCTTTTGCGGCACGAACGCTGTCGGTAAGAAACGACGTGACCCTCTGGAACGACAAAAACGCCGCCGCCATCCCCGCGATATTCTTTGTGATCGACTTAATGATTGCCGCGCTCTTATCTTTCGCGCCAACAACGAGATTGAAACGCTCCTGCTTAGCCATCGTTGGCCCTCCGTTCGGCGCGAACCTGCGCTTCCTCTCCGGCGATTATTTCCATTGCGCGGATGAAAAAGGCGGGTTGATCGTAGTATCCGCCGGGCACAAGACGGCAGAATCCCGATGCCTGGCAATCCTGGTACAACTTGTAAAGCTGCATACTGAGCGGGGTCAGCAATGGGCCGGGGCAAATGCCGGCGTCCCTGAGCAGGGAAAATTTATTTGAGAACGGGCCACGGCGCGAATTGTACCACTCCATGAATACTGGAATGTCCTCCGGCCCGGCAAGCGTAAACTTCCCGTATTCCGGTTTTGCTGGTACGCCCACAGTGATTGTATCCATGTACGAGAAACACCGGCGATTTGCCTTTCGGCAATTCGCGCAATCGTACCCGGCTGGGTCTTTGGATTCCCGCACTATATCGGCGTAGCGCACCAGCATTTTCAGTTTCCCGACTCGTCCTCGTTGAGGATCGATAGCGATTGAATGAAATTAAACACTTCCTGGAGGACGGCAATGCCCTCAGGCGTACCACAGGCATCGACAAAGCGGGCGACCTCCCGTGCCGTCTCTATCGTTATGGGCTTGCCCTCAGCCCACTCCACATTTTGAATGGACTTGATGCACCGCTTAAGGATGCCGTCATACCGCAATATGAATCCGCCCTCCGGCGTTTTATTTGCATTGATCGCCATGCCGATGACTTGGCTGTGAGTCATTGGCACAACCGTGAACGTCAACGGCGCGGCGCTACCCCTCTCCGATTCCGGCGTGAAGCTATGCTCCTGTAATGGGTCCAGCAATCGAATCATAAAACACCTCCTTATGCGGCAACCCAGTTGCGGTCAACCCCATCGCAAACGATTATAGTAACAGAGTCGTCAATCGAGTTGGCCTTGTCGGTCACCGCCTCATATTTGAAAGACAGCGCGTGAATGCCGTTATGGTCGATCTCGCGAATCGAGTCCGGCGATATTACGGCATTGCAGCTGATCTTGAGGTCGCCGTCCGCCGATGGGGTTTCGTTGCCCCACCAGATATCAATCGTCCCATCAACCCCAGAGCCGTGAACGGCCTGTAACGCATCGCCGACCGTATCATAGGACAACACGAACGTTCCGTTCGCCGCGTACGGCATACCAAGCGCAAATGTCTTAAACATGCCGGTCCCGCCGGTTTCGACACCAACCGGAACCGCATTGTTGCGGAGCGTGATATCATAAGACAGAATGTTCGGCGTGACTGCGCTGCCAAAGTTGCATTTGAATCCGCCCAGGTCATGAAACGGAAAATGGATTTCGGTTGCCCGCGTCCATGTACCAGACGGGTTATAATCATCGTCAATCGCACCACGTCCGGCGAATGATGCGCTGTATTGCAATCGATCATCGCCAGACCCTGGAGCGCAAGAGAGAGATAACTCCGTTATAATCGCATCGGTAATCAATTCCGATGTTGAGGCAATGGGATGCTTGGCGCACACCGAGAACACGATCCCCGGGCTGGAGACTGCGGTAATGGCTGTCAAATCCGGCTGGGTAGACGGGAACGTAAACGTCTTGAGGAACGGTGTGGCCGCAGCCTCAGTCACGTTCTGCATTACGCCATATAGGAAATATGCGATATCAGCCTTGCGGACATCGCCGGGGATGACCAGCTTTGGCGAGTTGCCCTTGGTGTCATTCTGGATATCGCGGACGTCGACCTGCCGGGACCCGCCATCGACGCTTGTCCGTGACCTGTTTGGCCGCCGCCCCCTTACATCGGGATCGATCATCACTTGAGCATTCGGCAATTCGGCGAATGCTGAATCCGGCGGCGCTGCCGTATTCCACGCGGTTTGCTGGCATATGCCGACGGTCGAGTCATCCTTTGTATGTATCGTGGTCTCCATTTCACCCTTCCTTTTTATTCTTGCTGAGCGGCCGCCCAAAACCGTCAACGTGCACACAATGGCCGTTCTTGATTAGCCAGAGCGCAGATTCATTGTCGATGTCGAGGATGTATCCATACCGCAACGGATCGAGTTCGCCCCATTCGACATTCAAGTGAGCGCGCACATCCGCCCGCCTGACCTGTAGTTTGCCTATCGCTTTAATTCTCATTATGCCGCCTCATGTGCTGTGGTGTACAATACCGTAAATACAATATTGCCGCCGACCGTATCCGATTCCTCAAATGTAAGATTGTCCTGGAGTTGCGCCGGTTTAGTTATATGTAATTGATTAGCTAGCTTATTATGCCGGCCCAGCCAGTTGCTAATGGAATTTCCCAGCCGCCAGAATTTCTCCGAGTCGTTATACCGCCCCTCAACGGCGGTATGGATGCGCAACTCCACCTCGATATGGTGGTTGATGATGGGGCCGGACGGCGAGGATTTGCCCCCGACATGGTCCTGGTCCGCCGCATCCAGTTCAACCGATATGGCGTTAAACGCCATATCCGCCTTGCTGTGCCCATCATAGACGTTCGCGATTGACGGCGATACGCCCGTCCAGTCAATCGCTTCGAGGCCGGTAACGAGCGTGTCGCGTACCGCCTCGTATACTGTGCTGTCTGCCGCGTACAGGATTTCAGCCATAGCGTTCATGCAACCATATGATAAGGATTGTCATAGCTACCGTTAAGCCCGCCCCAAGAACGATCCCGGCGGTTAATATCAACCACGGATTTGCCACATTCATCCCAACGTCCTCCAATATTTGATCTGCACATTTATCCGGAAATGGACAGTGCAATCTACGTCGTCCGTCACAATCGGGTTGACTGATATGACCCGGCAATCCCGGCAGTACGAACCGAGCGAAGCGTCGATGATCGCGTCCTCAACATCTTCAAGAAACTCGTTGAAATCATTCGACAGGTTATCGGGGTTGCCGCGGTAAAAGCCGATTATCGCAATCAGCATCATCTTCTGGACTTTGGCGTCATCGCAATATCGATCAATCTGGTCTCCCCCGTCATCCTGAATGTACAGCGCGGGGTATTGTGTGCGGTTCGCCGGATCGGGGATTTCACCCCGCGCGATATAGGGGCTTCCAGCCACAGCCTCCAGTGCCGCCTTGAGATTGTCTAGTATGTCGTTACGAACGCTCATATCAATTCAGCGGCTTGGTTATAGATTTAATAATATCCCGCTCGATATCGGCTTGCTTCTCTCTCAATGTCGGCTCCATGTATGGCCGGGCCGGGATAGTGACAGACTTCACACTGGCCCATCGCCCGCCAATCGGAAACTTGAGGTAGGGCGCGTTCTTGGCTTTAATCTCTCCGCCGTATTCGTGTATCCTGGCATACTTGACATTTGTGCCGACCGCACCCCAGATGCTGCCGCCCGCGCCTTGCTTCGCCTTGACAACCGTGATCGATGAGCGCAGGCGGTTAGTGCGTACATTCAGCACCTGCCCTGACAGCTTCCTCTCTTTGATATGCGCCTCAAGCCTCAGCGTCGCTTTGTCGATTCCCCTCAAGAGATTCGGGATCATTCGCTTTTCGTATTTTTCGAGCTTGATCGATCCCTTCTTATTCCCCTCAATCGAGAAATTCATTTGGAACATCAGCCCACCGCGATTCTCCGATATTGGTTGAGCATTTCTTTTATGTCCCTTGGTATCTGATCGGTGTAGGTGATAGTGCGCACGCCATCGGAGATTGACTGTACCCCGGAGCGATTATCCGACCATTTGCGGAGATAGAGCTGCACCAACCGCATCCCGGCGAATTTCACGATCTCCGGCACAAGCGCATGGCCGGCCGTGTACGTCACCGACACATTCTGAACACCGGACAGGAATTTATCACCCTCCGTCAACGTGATCTTGGCCTTAAATAATTCGGCCACATAGTCGGTTGGCGGGATGGTGTCATCGACCCCACCGGAGGTGATGATTAACTCACTAACCGCAACCAGCGGACCGTGATCCAGGAACAGGGTTGCCGTACCGTCGCCGTCATGCAATTCACCCGAATAAGTCAGGACACCGCTATACTCATCGAATGTTGTGTTACAGTAGGCTTCGACCTGCGCCGTCACCGCATAGATAATTGTCTGAGCGATGGCATTCTGATTTTCGGTCCGCAATTCCAGATCGTCGCGAACATCGTCCAGTTTGAACAACGAGCGCGGGATTGACATTATGCCTTGCCCTCGATGTCGACGTTAAAGACCACTGTTTGGTCGGCGGCGGAACACTTGGACTGCACCTTGATATAACCGTGGAAGCTGGTGATTGTTTTGGTAACAACCAAATCATCTGCCGGCGTATTGGCATCGACTGAATCAAAATAGATTACGGGGGTCCAATGGGCATCCGATCGGAGGTTAAAATCCGACGATTGCATTATCCGTACCGCCAGGTTCCCCGTTGCCGGCGGCGCCACACACAGGAAGGTGATAATCAGTTTCGAGTAGATTGATACGTCGCGTTCTACCGTCTGCCCTGCGTCGTTAACGTCGGTCCATTCAGTCGCGTTTTCAGCCGACTCGCCGATCCATTCAACCGCGCCCATTAGCCATCACCACCTTTCCGCTTGCCCTTATTGCTGGTAGGGGGCCTCATCGCCTTATTGCTCTCCGGCTTTGCCGCCGCTTTTTCGGCTGCCTGTTTTGCGAAGTTGCCGGAATAGTGCGCCAGTAGGTACGCTCCCTGCTCTTCCGTCACTTCAACGGGACCGGGGCTGTCGCAATCGACATACCCCGATCCAATGAGAGCGCGGAAATGGTGTCCGGGACCAGAGGGCGTGAACACTAATTTCATCATTGATGCCCCCGGTTAAATGGTCGCGTCGTGAAACCAGACAATCAACTGATCGTTTGATGTATCGGTTGTGCTTAGCTTGATATACCCATCCGCCGAGATTGATGCTTCGGAGGTTACATCAACAATCGTTCCCGATGTATTGTGCAGCACGCTGATGAGCGTATCGTCTGTGTCGATCGTTTCGCCGGTACAACACGTTACAGCCGTTGCGGTGTCGGCAGCCGCGCCCGATGCCAGCCCCATGCGCGGCTGATAGTTTTGTATTGGTGCTAGAGCCATAGTGTCCTCACTTTCGTTTTTATTTCAAATAAATCCAAACCATCAGAGAGCCGGTGCGGACGGCGCCCGATTCTGTTTTGCCTTGCGTCCGCAATCGGAAGTATGGCGCAGGCATTAATGTGACAGCTTTAATGCGGCAATTAGCCACGGTGTCGCCCGTAACCCACGCCAATGAATCAACCGGGAACCAAACTGATCCGTCCACGGATTGATCGCAAACTACATATGCGTAGTTGGAATCTTCGTCGGGACACCAGATATAGCCGGACCCTGCCGCATCGGACACCTGGATACCCAAAGTGGTATATGTTCCGCCGTCCCAGCCGTGCTTATTGCACATCAGCGGTTTTCCGGCGATCCTGTTGTTTTTGGTCGCCGTCCACGTGGTCATGGTGTCAGTGACGGTTAGCGCGCCGGCGGCGGCATCACGGACAACCATCAATCCCAGCGAATCGTAGGTGTATAACTGCGGGTTTTCGTCACGGTACCCGCCAACCGCCGAAGTGGGAGCCAGCCCGATAATCAGGGCCGCAACTCCGAGAAAAATAATAATTCGTTTCATGTTGCTTCCTTTCGTGTTCTGGTTTATGTCGGTATGTTGATACCGGCCACGCAGACATACTCGGCTGTGTTCGCCCGCATTTCACGGAATGCCTGGCGGGTAGTACCCACAACCTTTGTCTGTTGGGTGTCGATGATTTTTTCCGATTCGAGTTCGAACGCCCGGCGAGTGCCACGCCAGAATGCGGGCTTGTACACCGATAGGCATAACGAGGTTGCTTGCCCTGTGTTATCGTACAGACCCGTGGCGCTATAGTCATCCCGGATGAATTCGGAGGTTAAGACCGGTACGCCGTAGATCGTCGAGATACCATCGGGGCCGACCTGTATTGTTGCGCGCTGCCCGGCTTGCCCGGCAGTCATCACCGGGGTCCAGGTCATCGCCGTGAGGTAACTGTTCAAGGACATGAGCAAGACAATATTCGTGCTCCATCCGCCAAGATTCGCGGCCACGTTACCATGTAATTTCAACATCTCCATGATATCGTAGGCTTCCCATTTCGCGGTGTTCGGCTCGGAAACAGTCTGGCAATCATATTCCTTGCCGTCCGCATTTGCGAGATACCGGAGGCCGTTAAACGCACGGCGATGATCGTAGGACGCCATCGAATGTTGAGTATCGCGGTGGGTCGCATCATCATGATCCCCGTTGATGATTGCATCGTCCAAGGCCCGCACCCAACCTTTAATGAGCTGGTCTTGTAGCAATGGCACTGAGGCGATGATCGAATCCTCGGTCGCATCGCGGGAGATTATGGAGGCGCCGGCAAGGCCGACGGCCGTCATGGTGCGCTTGCCGGTTCCCATCGAACTGCGCCGGATCGCGGCAGCATAATCAACCGTTGCTTCGTCGTAGAGGTATATCGAGGGGTGGCCGGTGAGGATCGGAACATCCCAGGGGTTGCTCGGCATTGGCACCACCGGGAACAGCGAACCGACAACCAGTTCGGCTTCGATTAGATTGATCAGGTTGGCCGACATGAGAGTTGGCACCCATTCATCGCCGTACCCGGAAACAGTGGCGGAAATCGCCTTTGTAAATTCCGCGTCAATCTTCTCGAATTTGGCCCAGGATTTCAAGTTCTTGAGACCCCGGAAGTGCTTGCCGCCTTTCATGCAGGTATAGACAAGGGCCAGCTGATTGAGCGCATCACTCCATTCTTCATGCTGCGCTTTATGGCAGCCCCATTGTTCCGACGGGGTATACAGCTTGCGCGCGAAGTCCAATCCGAGCGGATGATCCTTCGCCTCGTCCTCGATGACTTCCGGTGTGACAAAGTATTCACCACGCTGCGATGCAGCATACTTTCGCTCCATGGCTTTAAGTTTTTCCTCAAACTCATCAGCCATGGCTTTGACGTTGGCTTCGATCTGCTTCTTGTCGGTATCGGTCAGCGCATTGGCAGCCGCATCCTGAATGGCTTTTATATCGCTGCCCAATTCAGTTTTGATCGCCTCGATCTTTGGCGTGAATGCCTTTTCTACCGATTCTGCAACCGATGCCGCGACTTTCACCGATTCGGCTTTCATCGCGTCGTCAATTAGTTTTTCGGTTTCCGTAGGATCCATATCGTATTTCCTTTTAGTGGTGGGTGGTTTAGTTTCGCGGAATAGATTCAATCCACGCTTTTCTGCGGATTGGATGAGCGCCTGCCGATTGGCCGGGATGTTAACGATGGAGATTTCCACGAGGCGGAGTTTTGTAATAGTGGTGATACCGCTTACACGATCCACCTCTTCGGCAATACGGTAAAAACCAATCGAGAATGCTTTAAGAACGCCGTCTTTTATCAGTGTCCAAACGTCGCTCCCTTGAGTTGTCTTGGATATTTCCGCTTCGACGTAGAGGCCGTCATCCCTGATCTCGGCCAGCGTAATCTTACCGATGGGCTTGTCGCGGTATTCATGGTTGACAAGCAGCAGCGGAAACTCCAAGTACTGCGGCAGGTATTCGGCAAACGCAGTCGGCAACACTATCTCGTTGTAATCATCCTTTGAGGACGTGGAAGCATAACCCTCGATAACCCGTTTGCCGTTGTCCGCCTTTACCTCAAGCGGTGATGTGCATACCCTGAACGCCTCTGGTTTCGGTATGTCTGGTTGTTTTTTCATCGCCTCACCTGCCAATCGTGCCGAAAAAAAGCCCCTGTGATAGCTGAGTCACCTGCCTGAGACTCAGCACCACAGGGGCAGGATTTCCGGCGTCATTAACCCACCTGGCCGGGCGGGTTGACTTGTTTACGGTTTAACTATCGCACGTCATATCCTCGTAACGTCAATGTTACTGAACGGGGCTTAACGACCGTGCCCATTAATTGCGGTAAATCGTTTAAGTCGCTACTCATAAGACCGGTAATGTCATCGATTGCGATCGCATAGGCCATGTCGAATTCAAACATAATTGTATCAACGTGCCGATCCTCGCCGAGGGGCGCATGGAGCTCCTTGCGCAGCCCAAGTATTTGCATTACCTGATTGCCCCAAATAACATCGGTTTCCGTCCCGTCCCGATAGTATTTTTGCAACCCGCCGTTCGGTGCCTGCGCGATGACGGTATAGATCACAGCGGTAACGGCGAGAATCCCGATGATTGCTTTGGTGGTTTTAGTCATGCGTTTTCTCCGCAAGCCGGGGCATAATGGCGCCTGGTAAATGTTCTGCTCCGCAAAGCGATTCACTTTATCCCTCCTTAAGAATCGGCACCACCGTACACCGGCAGTTGATTACGTGTTCAGCTGGGCCGTTGGGGTCGCCGGGAAAATCCATCAAATAACCCTCAATGTTGAACGGCGCATCAAGCGCAACCGGGTCGACCACCAACAACTCATGCCGTGGATTCTCCGCACCTGGAGCCGTCAGCCAGCGCTTACCCTCGACAACATCCGATTGGCGATATCCCTCTACCGCGCCCTTGTTGTGCGCCTTAATCGTCTCGGTTCGGGCAATACGCTTTGCGCGATAATCGGCAAAGCCGCCCTTATCGCCAAACAATTTGTCGATCTGTTTTGATATTTCCTGGATGGTGGCGCCGCTTTCGTGAGTATCGATAAACATCTGCCGCAGCTTGCCCTTGCTCGTCTGGTGTACGGTCGTCACTAGATCAAGGGCATTCTGCTCAATCCATTTCTGTACCAGTTCACTGGACACACTGAATGACATATCAATTATTCCCACCTGCTTCAACGCTTCACCACCGGCCTGGGCCAGTATCTTCTCGATCGTAGCCTCTGTTAATTCGCGTAACTTGAGTTGTTGCATTAGGGTCAGCAATACCTCAAGTACCTTCTCAATATCAACAGGCGTGGGGAGTTGTTTAAGTGATTTGCCATATTCCTCCTCTATAAATCGCCGAATCCCTTCGCCCTGCTTCAAGAAAAACTCGCGGGCCAGCTTCTGAAATATCGATTCTCGGAGCGTTAATTTCTCATTGAACTTGTGCCATATCTCAAGTTCGGCCAGGCGTTCAGCGGTGGGCCCATCCTTGCGCAAGCTCGGAAACATCGGACTGGATAGGGCGAGCGAGCCACCGAGCGCAGGAGGGGAACTCGGCGGCTCGTCGCCCCATTCGACCGGTTCTAGATTTATTTCTGCCCGTATCTCGTTGACCGTTTTAATGCCGGTGTTGATGTAAATCTGATCGCGCTGTGCCCGCTGGAGTGCGTCTTCTTGCAAGTAGCGAACGCCGGACGTATCGTATTCCACATATATTCCCTCGTCCGGGAATTCCGCCGGGATCAACATTTCGTTGATGACCGATTCGTTGTAATGCAGGTACGGCAGGATCGTCAACTCGTAAAATAATCGGAACTGGGCATCGGCATTTGCGTAGTTTGCATACTCCATAACCCCGGCAACCGCAGGAGGTGTACCGCATACCGCCATGATTTCTTCACGGTCGAAGCGAAAGAGCTGCTCAAACCCCATTTCCTTATGATCGGAACCAACCTTCTGGAGTTTCAGGCCGGATCCTATGACTCTAATCTTATGCCATTTATTCAGGCCTTCCCCGCCCTTATTCCACCGCTCCTGATACATCCTGGCGGTTTCTTCATCCACGATACCTTCGGCTGTAAGAATCGCGGGCGGTATAGCCCCTTGTTTAAAAAATAGCCTATTCCATTCCTGCACATAGTACGTGGTGAGGATGGGATTGACTAATTTTTCAGTAATCGACATGCCCAGCCACTTGGCTTGTTTTGTATCCAACGGGTTAGCCCCGCGGAAGTGCAATATGTCCTCGACCTCAACCGGCAGCCATGCACCGTTTACCAGCCGTTCATATCTCGCTATTCCCAATTCATCCGACGTGGGGATGACCCGAAATTCATCCGCTCGAAGCAGGCTGGCCTCGATCATATTGGAACCATTTCTGATCTTAATCCACGGCGCATTACCCATCAGCGCGAATTCGGTCATGTGCGATAGCCAAAACATATCCCCGGTCATCAGCCTCGATGGGCGGGCCAAAAATTCGACAAGGGGGCTGTCGATAACTTCCTCGCGTTGGGGCTTCCCGTCGACCTCGATTTCTTTGTAAACTCTGAGCGGCACAGAAGCCACGGCCTTAGCGACGGCATCAATACACGTAGACAGGAAGCCATTTTTGGCGTAGGCATTGCGGCCGGCAACGGCGGTATCGCTGATCTTGAGCGGCTGCCCGCCAATCATTTCCGCATAGGACACTCCCTTGCGCGTCCAGGGCGCCAGAAGTTTTCCGAATAGATTCATAACAGCAGGCACCCCGCTTGCCGGTAAATCCTGGCGGCAATGTGATCGTAGTTGTCTGCATGGCGATAGTGATCCGGCTTGCTACCCTGCTGCCACTCATATCGCCCCTTATCCTCAAGCAATACCCTGACCAACTCCTTCATTTGCGGGTAATAGTCCGCGATGCCGCTTGCACCCTTCGGCAGAATGTTTTCCTGTTTGATTATAGCGGCGTGAGATGAATCAAGGCTCTGAGTCCGATCAACACTCACGGTCTGCTCAGCATGATCGATATTCATCCAGAAATCCTTGAGGCCGACATCGGATGATCCGATCTGATCGCGCGGTGTATACCGGCAGAGGAACACGCGGCCCGGATGCCGGCGCGCAAATTCCCGCGCAAGCCGAGCCTCCGGAAGGGCATCAATCACCGCAAACTTGACCCCGAAGCGGATAAATAGCTCATCTAATTCATAGAATTCGTGGCAGGTTAGAATGGCGACGGCGCGGCGTTTCGGCCCATCTATCTGCGAAATGCGAACGTGTAGCAGTGAGCCGACATCGATACCCATGCTACAGGGGCCGGGGCAACTCGCCGGCATAACATCCTCACTACAGCAGCGATCAAGCAATTCGTCGGTCAGCTGCGCGCCGCTGGATGAGTAGGGCACCCCGAGTTCCGAATTATAAAAATGTTGTGTAAGAGTTTCGTCGCCCTGGGCCTTGATCCATAGTTTAAGCATTTCTGAAACACTAACCATTGGGCACGGTAGGCCGTTCAGCGTATAGCCATGCTTCTCAATTCGGGGAAATTCAGCAACCCATTCGCCATCCGTGTGACGATCAATCGGCTTGCTGCATTTCAGGCACCGGAGAACCGGGTCCCTGGATTCATCCGCAACCCACTTGTCATCGATAATGCGGAATTGATTATCACCAATCTTCTCGACTACGTGAGTGAACCAATCCAAATGTTGCCGGTTATTGCAGTGCGGGCACCGGATAAACCACTTGCGCCGATCTGATTCCTCATATAGCTCGGCGATACCGCGCCCCCTATTTGTCGGATTACCCAAGAGCCGGGTCGCTTTAACCTTCGATGCCCCCAGCCGATCAAAAGCATAGGGCAAATTATGTTGTGCGCAACGGTCGTATTCATCAATTATTAATACATCGGCGGGGAATTCGCCGAACTCGCTAAAGGCATTCGAGCCCACAAACTTGACTACGCCCGCGCCGATATGCTTCATCGTAACGTCATCCGAGGATCCCTGCGCAGTCTCGATCAAGTGCGCATAATGGGGAATGGCCGTAATCGAGGTATTAAATCTGTTCTTAACAAACGTATTGCGAATATTTTGAGTCGGCAAAACATAAAATACGGCTTGCCCTATTGCGGTTCGACGCCAAGTTTCGTTGATAACCCAGGTCGAGAAGCCCGCCTGAGTCCGCTTCATACAGATTATTTCCCTGGCGTTGTCGGCATACAGCCCGCGCAAGAACGGCCACTCGTCGAAATTAAGCGGCGCCCCCTTCTCCGTCAGGTGGTATCGCTTAGCCCATGCCAGGAGCGGGGTCTTTATCTTTTCCCGCGCCGCCTTCAAGGCGAGCAATTTCAGCTTCGATTTGTTCAAGTGATTGTGTCCCTGCAATGAGATCGATTGCATCATCGATGCTTGCGCCCTTGAGTATTGACTCATTCCGGCTATCAGGATTACCAGCAAGGTACTCAGCAAGACGTAGTAGGCGGTCCAACTCGGCAGAAGAAAACGCGATAGTGTCTTTACCGGCGAGGTCTTTTGCCATTTTCGACAAGGCCGCGTTGACCATGACGAGAGCCTTCGCCCTGCGTTTTGCTGTTTGGTTGATTGTGAGTTCATCAGTCTTTTGCTCTATTTTCTCGGCGTACTCGTCCCACTTATCCTCGTCCCGGTATTTCCGGACCGTTGGCTCGGACACCCGAAATTCTTGAGAAATTCTGGCGCAATTCCGATCCTTGACGTATGACTCCCGCATCTCGTTGCGTTTCTCACGCGAAACAGGTATCCCGGATTTTTTTGTACCCGGCACAATTACACAGCCTCCCGTGCGGCAATAGAGCGCGCCACAGCGTCAATTACGGAGTCGTTGATACGTGGATTTTTCGGGTTTGGCTTGAGATTCCCGATTTTGACCTGCTTGATTTTCAAGTCCTACCCCCTCGCCTGGGCGATACCTATAGCCTACACAGGAGATACCGGGGATAGTTATTTTTTGTACATCACAAAAAGACCGGAAGGCCAATGAAGTGATAAAGTGATAAAATGATTATTTGCTATTTCGGCGCATTTTCTCCACGTCGCGGCGGAGGCCCACGAGATAGTTACGCGCCGATTTCTCACTGATAAATGTTCTCCCAAGCCCAGTAACGACAATCCCGTTTTTTTCCAGGTATGCCGCACACTGTCTCGCATTCGGAAATCGGGCAAGGTTCGAGATATAGAACTCCCGGACCGCCAGCGCGACGGGGTTGGTTATTTTTTCGGGCATAGCTTCCTCATTTCCGGCGACATCCTATCGCGCGGGTTGGCCTTCTTTTTCGGCAACACCGACAGGATCAATTCGAGTTTGTCCCGTAGGGTGTCACAATTAAATTGGAACTCCCCACAGCCAATTGGACAGGTGGCCGTGGATCCGCCGGAATAATCGTACTCCGCCCTACACTCAGGGCAAATCCATGTCAGGCGTGCACTCAGGTTTGCTTTTCTCACCCTTAAGCTCATCAGTCCCCCTTCCGGTCTTTATTAAACGTAACCTGACATCAAACCCAGAAGTGAACGGCAACCCAAATAGATGCATTCCAACCATTTCGGCGCGATACCCACCAATCGTGACTGCATCGTAAATCTCATCGCTTACGGGGAAAAACCTATCGCCGAGAATTAGCCCCTTCATTACGCCTTCCGGTGTGCTCTGTTTTGTTGGTATTGCAAATATTCTAGCCATTATCCCGCCCTCCGAATCGTTATCTCGACGCGAGGCTTATCTGGGTCGATGTGAAATTCCGGTTCATCGTGTTTCAAATGTTCGATATCGTCATCCGTAATTAGCTTAGCATCCTGGAATCCATCAAACGCAGGCTTGAGCCTTTGCACCATATTCCGTTCATCGCGTCGGGCCTTTTTCTTGAAGAAAAACACTTCCCTTGATCGGGCGACCTCGAATAGCGGATCCTCACGTTTGCCGAGAACGCTGTACGCTACGGCCCATGCAGCCAACCGATAGATTTTTGTATCGTTCCTGATTTTCCTCCAGTGTTCCCGTGAATTCGGATTCAGCGACCGTGGCGGGATGGCTAGGATCAGCTTGATTTCTTCCATCACTCAATCTCCGACCGTAAGACAAACACGGTATCAAAGGTTGTATCATAAGCACTGAATTTCCTGCTATTTCCTGCCGCACGGTACTCGCTGAACATCCCACCCTTACTAAGTAGGTTCTTAATTAATTCCCATTTGATCTCCTTCCTATCTGACACAATTGTGTCCACGTAATAACCGACCACCCGATTGTCGGGCTGAATTACCGTGGAATCTACGTCCGACCGAAAGAGAAACACCGTATAGGTTGTATCGCAAATTCGGACGCTATCCCACGCCGCGCGATCTCTAAGCTCCAACACCCACCACATAAAGTACTTGAGCTCCGCTTCGCTTTTTTCTATTTGCCTACTCAATGCAGAAATATGCAAAAAGATAGAACCAACACTCACCACCACAAAGACTAGAACCAACAACAAAGTTAAGCGAAATTTCATTTTCCCCTCCTATAACTTAGTCAATAAAGTCGTCCGGCCATTTCAAGCTGCCGGGGCCAGTGTAGTGCTTCATAGTTGCGCTCCAACCCGTTTGAAAATATCGCTTAATTCCTCCGGCCCCGTCATCCGGTCAAGGAAACTCGCCCACGGCTTGATCGATTCCGTGTAGTTCGCCGGTGTCGCGAGTGCGGCTGAGATGTAGGCCATCGGATTTTGGACGCCGTTTTTCGGATCGTACACGTACTCGATCAGGTGAACCGGGTCAAGTTTCCCTTTCGCCGCGTAAAGGATTTTATTCACAAGCTTCGGATTTGGTTCCTTTCCACTGCACCGTTTTAGTGCTTCACTGATCAGGTTAAAATCTTTTTTTTGTGGAGCCGTCCGCGCCGGTTTTTTCGGCGCGTGATCTTTATTTACTTCCTCTTTACTTTGACTTTGACTTTGATTTTGATTTGAGACGGTAGTACTACGTGACTGGTACGGTAGTACTACATGACTACTATAGTAGTGCTCTATAACTTCTTGTGGCGGTTCAGGGTTACGCCACTTGGCTGGTTTATTGATTGTTTGGTGTTCGAGAAATTTGGGGTTCCAGTAAAATAGCTCATTTTCGGCCTCAAATGGTATCAATCGATCCAAATCTTCCAATTCTTTAAGCCATCCAGTAAATATTTCGAGCGATAATTTGTCGTCAAATGGCCATATCCTACTCCGGAGCCAGCGCGGATTTGCCTTAACGACACCATAATCATCAGAGAAATTCCAGGTGCCGATATAGGTCAACCTTGCCTCGACTGAGGCTTGAATGGCTAGCTTTTCGTCGTCCCAGAATTCCGGCTTAATCATCCGCGATCTAGCCATTTCTCGCTCTCCCGTACAATCTCAATGATGCCGCCCGATCCATGCGGTCAAGCAATACTTGCATCGGCTGAAGTTCCGTTACTGCCTTCACATAGCTCGGTATGTTGTATTTCCCGAGGCACCGGATATAATTCAGCGCGATAAGCTCATGCGCCCACTCCCATCCGAGCAGGTAGACCACCTTGTCGCTCATGGATACCTGCGCCATAACCAGGATGTCGGCGTACTTGCCGGCCAGCACGCGCTTTTCCTCGAGGGGCAACCACGATGGCGGTTTGGCCGACGCCTTCACGTCGACGCTGCGCTGCATTCCATCAATTTTATCGCGGTAAACGAAGTCAATACCCTTGTCGCCGCGCTTGCGGATTTCCTCATCAATCGGCAGGCCGCAATAATACTCCATTGCCAGTTCGCCAACCACACCCTTGAGTTCGTAGTCCTCGCTCAGTGGCCGGGATGATGGATCCCCGCCGTGTGTATTCTCGCGCTTGTCAGCTATTTTCCGCGCCCGTTGTTCGTAGGCCGGCGCGTGATAGTAGAATTTGAGGGTGTCTCTAACTTTTTTCATGTTCCCGGCGTCCTTGCCTTAAGGCTGTCCGTCCCGCCTCCGGAGTTATCGTTAATCCATCACCGCATCGTAGGAGTCCATAATCGCCTCTGTTTCCGCGATCGACAACACACGACCCGGCTTGCAGCCGTACGGGCACTGCAACAGTGGTGCCTCAGATACACCGAACAGTCGGCAGATAATTGGCCGATCCTCGTAAATTGAACACTGGCCGTTCTCGATATAAGGACAATCCAGAGATGAGGCCGTGCGCTTTTCTTTGACTTGTGCCCACTCCCACTTCGAGAATACCACCGGCCCACAACATTCACTACATCCAGCGCGGCAATTCATTTTCGGAATCCTCAGCCGCAGCTCCTTGTGGATTTTTTCTGCATCCTTAGTCACTTCCATGAGACACCCCGTTAATTTTATCCAAACACTTCTCGCTCATTCATCCCGGTAGTATGGTAAAAACTATTCCAAAATCCCCCTAAACACCTACAGCCGTCTTGTTGGAAGTCGCATATTGCCTTATAGCAAAACATGCAGGTATAAATTTTCATTGACCGGCGGTTTAGGTTCCCCTCGATATTATAGCAGGTCAACAGTTCGCATTTATCCCCCTGTCTTATCACCGCGCCGCATTCAATACAATTATGCCATGATCTCGCGGTGATTATCTTAGACGTATAGTTGGTGTATGTCCATTCTGCGTCATTGTAATCGTAACCGCAAACACAAGCTTCAATAAGCTTCATCGC